ATGTACACGTCGAGCGCGACCCGGCTTTGATTGAGTACGAACGACGAGCCTTCGTACTCCAACTGAGTACCTTCAAATGAAACTCGCCCAACTCGAAACCGACCTGGCGGCAGTCGCCACACGCGCGTCCGCCCTGATCAACGACATCACGCACAAGTGCGAAGCCACCGTCACCAATGCGGACGGCAGCACGACGACCGGTCGCCCGATGACGGCCGAGGAGAAAGCGCAGATCGATGCGGTCCTGGCTGAAGGCGCCGCCATCAAAACGAAGATCGATGCGCTGCGGGGCGATGCCGACTTGCGGACCCGCGTCGAACAGTTGTCGGGCGGTAGCCGTCCGTCCAGCGGTCCGGCGCTGCCTGCCGATCGGCGCTCGATGGGGCAACAGTTCACGCAGGACGTGCAGTTTCAACAGTTCATTCGCCAAGGCGGACACCGCCGCAACGGCGCATGGGCCACGCCGCCGATCGAATGCTTCGGCCCGATGCGCGCGACAACCTTGACCGAAGATCCGGCCTCGGGCGGCAAGCTGCTCGTGCCGCAGTACCTGCCGGGGATTCTGCCGGTGCTGTTCAAGCGGTTGGTGGTCGCGGACCTGATGGCGTCCGGCACGGCGCTATCGAACGCGATCATCTACATGATTGAGACGGCGTTCACCAATGCCGCCGCGCCGGTCGCGGAAGGCACGGCGAAGCCGGAATCCGCCCTCGTCTTCAGTCAGCACACCGACCCGGTATCGAAGATCGCCCACTGGTTGCCGGTCACTGAGGAACTACTGGAAGACGTCGCCGCGATTCAGTCCTACATCGATGCACGCCTCACGCTCGGCGTGCAGCTGGCCGAGGAAGATCAGTTGCTGAACGGCAACGGCACCGCGCCGAACATCCTCGGCGTGTTGAATCGTCCGGGGTTGGCCACACCGGTTGCACGCAATGCCGGGGCGACTCCACCGGAGACGAACGTCGATGCCATCCTGCGGCAGATTACCGCGATTGCGACGACCGCCTTCGTGTATCCGGACGGCGTCGTGATGAATCCGGCGAACTGGTTCACGGTCGCCACGGCGAAGACGACCTATGGCGAATACATCGGCCCCGGTCCCTTCTCCGCGCTGCCGACGGCGTCGGTGTGGGGCACGCCGGTTGTCGTCACGCCGTCGATCGCCGTCAACACCGCCCTCGTCGGCGCCTTCGGCACGATGTCGCAGGTCTTCCGCAAAGGCGGCCTCCGCATCGAAGCCAGCAACAGCCATCAGGATTTCTTCATCAAGAACCTGGTCGCCATCCGTGCCGAGGAACGCCTCGCACTGGCCGTCTATCGTCCGGGTGCCTTCGGCGTCTGCACCGGCCTGAACTAACACGCGACGACCATCCGACGCGGACCTGCACCGGTCCGCGTCGGGCGATCATTTTTCGGAGTCAACTGCCAATGGCCGAACCGCTACCCGGATGGAGTAACGCTCCCGCGAACGGCGGCATCAGTGCGACGGAACCACCTCCGGTCCCGATCGACATGACGCAAGGCGGCTGGAGTAACAACGGACCCGCCACGACCGGGGCGACCGCAGGCACGCCGGGGACGTTTACGCCGGCCGGCTCCGATTCGCCGGACAAGTTCGCCGAACTGACCGGCGTCACCGCGACACCGGCCACCGCGTGGACGACGGGCCAGTACGTGGTACTGGGTGATGCGACACAAGCGCACTGGACCGGCACCGCATGGGCCGCAGGGAAAGCCTGATGACTGACACCGCTGCCACACCACGTACGACCACGCCGCCACCGGGCTGGAGTAACGCGCCGCCGCACGATGGCATTTCGTCGACCGAACCGCCTCCCGGCGAACGCGACATGAACGATCCGGGCTGGAGCAACGAGCCGGTCGTGCCGATCGTCCCGCCGACCCTGACGGCCCTCCAACCGGCGACCGCCATCATCGGCGACCCGTCGTTCACGCTGCAGGTCACCGGGACCGACTTTGTCGACGGCGCAGTGATCGTCTTCGCGGGCCTCGACGAGCCGACGACGTTCGTGTCGGCGACCGAAGTGACGACCGGCATCGACATGAGCGTGTGGCTGGGACCGGATGCGGTCCCCGTCGCCGTGCGGAATCCTGACGGCGGGGTCAGTCCCTCGCTGTCCTTTACGTTCACGGCCTCGGCACGCTGACCCATGTGGTTCTGGCCGACGCCGCACCGCTGTCCGGTCGACGATGCCCCGCATACGACCTGCACCAGTCCGGACTATCCGGGTGGGGAGAAGCGCATCGTGATCCAGCAGCTGCCGCAGCGCGATGCCCAGCTGGCGCGACCGGCCATCACGGTGCCGCCGATCGTCACGCTGCAGCCGGACGAATTCACGACGGCGACCTATCGCCGTCCGCGACGGAGGCGGTGACCGGCATGCCTGCGAGCACGTTCATGCGACCGCCGTGGGCGCAGCCGTCGGCGCTGGCGTCGGTCCTGGTCGAAGCGCCAACGGAGGAACCGTTGACGCTGGCGGACGGCAAGCTGCGGGCGGGCCTCGACTGGCCGGTCGGGGATCCGCGTGATGACCTGATGACCGGCTTCATCGCCGCTGCGCGGAGTCAGGTCGAGCAGGACACCGGACTGGCGCTGCTGACGCAGACGCGCGACATCACGCTCTACACGACCATCACCAGTGGGATCTTTCCGCTGCCGCTGCAGGCGTTGCCGGTGCAGTCCGTGACGACGCCGACCGGCATCCGCATCGACGCGGCCAGCTGGTCGGACTGGTGGACGACGATGCCGGCACCGATCGCACCGGGAACCTGGCGCATCGTGGCCGGCTGGCCCTCGGCGGCGGCGTTAAAAGCGGAAGTACCGCTATTGGTGCAGGCCGTCGGTCTGCTGACGGCACACTACGCGACCTTCGGACGTGACTTGGCCTCCGATGCCCGCCACGTCGAAAAACTGCCGATGGGGTACGACGAATGTATCGCGCCCTATCGGTTGATCTGGGTGCCATGAGTATCGCCGGACCGCTGCGGATCAACGAAGCCACACAGCGCGTGCTGTTAGAGGGGGCCGGTCCGCCGGTGCCGGACGGCGACGGCGGCTTCACCGACTCCTTCGGCCCGCTCGATCCGCCGCACGTCTTCGCCAAGATCGAGCCGGCCTCCGCGCAGAGTCTGGAGCGGCTGACGTCCGGCACCGTGACGACGACGGCCACGCATACCGTCACGATGCCTTTCCATCCGGCCGTGACGACGCAGACGCGCGTGTCGTGGACCGATGTGGCAGGCCGTCCGCATACGGCGAACATCGTCAGCGTGGTCAACCTGGACGAAGCCTGCCACACGTCGGTGCTCATCGTCGCGGAACAGGTGAAGTGATGGCGAGTCTCACATGGGCGGGCCTGTCGGAATTGAAAGTGCAGCTGCGGACGTTGCCGGAACGCCTGAAGGGCGAAGCGACGCATGTGGTCGATGCCGCCGCCAATCGGGCGGAAGCCGACATGAAAGCCGAGTATGCGGCGCACGTCCGGTCCGGCAATCTGCTCGGCCACGTCCAGCAGACGGTGACCGACGACAGCGCGTACGGCTACGCCATTCAGGTGAAGAACACGGCGCCGCATGCATGGTTGTTCGAATTCGGATCGCAGGCACGGCACCGCAATCTCAAAACGTGGAAGGCGATGCCTGCGGGCCACGTCTTCATTCCGGCGATGGAGACCAACCGCCGCTGGATGTATGAGCAGTTGATCGAGATGATGACGCGCGAAGGCCTACAGGTGACCGGTGACGTCCGCTGATTCCTCGGCCCTCGATTCGGCGATTCTGGATCTGCTGGCCAGTGATCCGACGCTGGCCGGACTGTTGCCCGGTGGGATCTACTTCGACATCGCGCCACAGAACGCCACGCAGTTCTGCATCCTGTCGGTGATGGATGAAGTCGACGAAGAGGACTTTGGCGGGCGCGTCTTTGAAGACGTGCTCTACATGGTGAAGGTCGTCGAACTGTCGACGGTGTCGACGAAGAACATCCGACCGGCAGCGGCGCGGATCGACGACCTGCTGCACCGGATGCAGATTACGGCGACCGGCTTCGGCGATATCACCGCGCGTCGGGAACAACGCATCCGCCAGACCGAAGTGGACGACGTCGATCAGTCGATCCGCTGGAACCACCGGGGCGGACAGTATCGGGTAATGGCCACACTGACTCCGACTGGGAACAGATGAAAGGGACGACACCATGATCAAAACCGGACGCTATGGCGAAGTGGCGTGGGATCCAACGGGCATTGCGGTCAGCCCGATCCCCGTCGTGATTTCGATGAACGGGTGGAAGCTGTCACTCAAAACCGATTACGAGGACGTGACGTGCTTCCAAGACGTGAACAAGGTCTATGTGCCGGGGATGAAAGATATCAGCGGTACCCTCGGCGGCTTCTGGAACTCGGATAGCGTCGTCATCTTCGAAGCGACCGATCTGACCGTGCCGGGGAAGTTGAAGCTCACGCCGAACACGACAGAGAACACGTTCTTCTGGGAAGGACTGGCCTACCTGGACGCCGACATCGATTGCACCGTGAAGGGGGCGCCGAAGGTCGCGTCGACGTTCAAGGGCGCGGGGCCGTGGACGCAGGAACCGGTCGTCCCGTAACGCGCGATGCTGCAGAACGTCCGGCTGCGGGGGACGACCGGCAGCATCACGTACGGCTATCAGGAAGCGGCCACGCTGCGGGCGTGGACGATCGTCCACCATGCGCCGGACGCGAAACACGCCGGATCGTGGCAGCTGCTGGCCACCTTCGACCGCGTGAACAAGTTCCGGTTGCGCCAGCGGCCGTTGTTGTTCAGCGCCAAGCGTGAAGGGCTGACCGGCCTGTGGTGCTGGCCGCTGGACACCACCTCGATTCAGATCGGCGACACGACGTTGCTGGCGACGTTGGGACCACCGGAACGCTGAAGGAGAAATCAGGGCTGTATATGTCCATCCGCTTTGTGCGACCCGAACACGTCTGGCTGCAGCTGACTGGCGGTGACGCCATCCTGGTCCGCAAGCGGCTCACCAGCGGCGAACAGCGTGCCCAATTCGCCCGCGCCTACGAAGCCAACGCCGACGGCAAACTCCGGGTGAACCTGATCGAAACCGGCATGGCGCTCATTACCGCCTACCTGATCGACTGGCGCCAGCAGGACGATCCGCAGGCGTCGATCCGCAACCTGTCGATCGCGGAACTGACCGATACCCTGAACCAGCTGGAGTCCGCCTCGTTCACCGAAATCAAGGAGGCGATCGAACGCCATGAACTGGCGATGCTGGCCGACCGCGAAGCGGAAAAAAACTCCCCGGCTGGCGAGAAGGCCGCATCCGCGATCTCGCCATTGCCGTCCGATGCGGATGGCGTGTTAGTTGGGTCCGCGACTTAGACCCCGACGACTACGACCTACTGCTCGACCTGCTGACCAAACAACCAGACGACGCGCCGCTCGCCTTCGACCTGGACTGATGCGATGCCTATTAGCGGACAATTCGTCGCCGACTTTTCCGCCTTCAATGCCGCCGTCGATGCGGCGCAGACGAAGCTGGTGTCGTTCGAAGCCGGATCCACCAACGTCAGCAACGCGCTCAGCCGGATGGAGAAATCGTTTTCGGGCGTGAAGATCATTCAGGACGCCACGCTGATGGCCGAGGCGATCGAGCGCGTCGGCGGCGTGTCGAAGCTGACCGCCGACGAACTGGAGCAAGCCGGTATCAAAGCCGACGCCGCCGCCGAGAAGATGAAGGCCATGGGCATCACCGTGCCGGCCTCCATGCAGAACGTCATCGATGCGGCCGACAAGGCACGCGGCGCATGGGCGGATTTCGTCCACGACTTCGACGCCACCGAAGCCATCGAACATCCGCTGGCCACGGTCACGTCCGGCGTGAAAGCCATCGCCACGGAAATGGGACCGGCCGCCGTTGCAGCGGTCGGCTGGGCGACCGGCATCATCGCCGTGGGCGCGGCGTTGTATGAACTGACGGAGAAGGCCGCCGCTGCAGGCGGACAGCTGAACGACATGAGCGAGCGGACCGGTGTCAGCGTCGTCCAGCTGTCGCAGTACAAGAACGCCATCGAAGCGACCGGCGGCAGTATGGACACCGTCAGCGATGCGTTCTTCAAACTGTCCAAAGGCCTCGGCGAAGATTCGCAGAAGGTCGCCGACGGCCTCGACAAGATCGGCATTTCGGTCGACGACCTGAAAGCGGCCGGTCCCGACAAGTATCTGGAAATCATCGCGGCCGGATTCGCCACCACGGAAGATCCGGCGGCACGCGCCGCCGCCGCAGCGGAAATCTTCCGCGACAAAACCGGTCAGCTGATCCCGGTGCTGCTGAAGTTGAACGAAGGCATGCTCGCCACCAACGACATCACACCGTGGACCGACCAGCAGGCGAAGGATGCCGAAAAGTTCGAACTGCAAATGGGATCGTTGAAGGTCCACGCCGAAGCCTTTGCGACGTCGTTGGGCCGCGACTTGATCCCCGCTGTATCGGGCTTCGTCGATGCCATCAAACCGGCCGCATCCTGGCTGACGACCTTCCTCGCGGAGTCCACCGAACTGCCGGGGATGATGCGTGTCGGATCCGATGCGATCGGGTGGATGTCGGCGGCGTACGACACCTTCAAAGGGAAGACGGCCCTGCCGATCAAGATCGACATCGACACGGAAGAAGCCAAGAAGAAGTTGAAAGAACTGGAGTTCGATGCGGCCCGCACGCCCGATAAGTTGGTGGCCGCGTGGAAGGCGGCGAACTCCGGCGTCAAGATGGACGACTTACAAACGGCACTCGGCAACCTGAATGAGATGCTCGGCAACACCGAGAACGTCACGATGGAACAGGTGGACGCCAACCTGAAACTCCGTGATGCGTTTGCCGACCTGGCCAACACCGGGACCGGCTGGCAGGGCACCATCGACAAGATCGACGGATCCGTGGTCGAGCAGATTGCCTACTACAAGGAAGCCGGGGCACAGGCCGGGGCACTGAAACTGGTCTACTCCGATTTGACCGATTCGCAATTCGCCGCCATCGATAAATTGATTGCCCAACGGCACAAGGAAGCGGCCGAACTGCAGAAAGACGAAGAGACGAAACAGAAGTTAGAAGCGAAGACGGTCGAGATGACGACGAAGCTCTGGGACGAGTACTACCTGACCGAAGCGACACACGTCGGCACGGCGACCGATCAAAAAAAGGCCGCCCTGGACAAGCAATACAACGACGCCGCCGCGACGGCGAACCGCATGGGCATCGTCGACGCCGATTACTGGACGGCGCTGGAAGCCCGGTGGAAACAGGGCACGACGTCCCTCGGCATCGACTGGAAAGCCCTGACCGATGCCCAGACGACGCAGTCGAAGGCGGGACTCCAGCAGACAGCCGACGCCGCGCAGGCCACCTATCAGGAAGCCCTGAAGCACGTCGGCGAATGGTCGGACGGATCGATCGAGAAATTCCGGAAGACGGCGGAAGAAGCCCAGAAGGCGGCGGATAACTTCGGCACCGCATGGGCGGACAACGCCGACAAGGCCAAGCAGAAAGTGGACGACATGGCGACGTCGGTCATCGGATCGATCCACGCCGTGTCGGCAGCCTCGGCCTCGGCCACGATTCAGCAGGGCGCACAGAATCCGTATCCCGATACGGCCGAAGGTCGACTCAAAATGTTGGCCGACCAGCAGGCCCGCAACCCGACCCAATTCATCAATGCCTCCGGCTTGTTCGGCGGACTGCCTGCCTTCGGCGAAGGGGGATCGGGCGACTTCGGCAGCGGCACGCCGGTGATGCTGCACGGCAAGGAAGCCGTGGTCCCCTTGGACAACAACGCCAGCGACATCCTGTACGGCGGATCGGCCGGTGTCGGGAAAAGCGGATCCACGATCAACCTGACCGTGAACGTGACGCAGCCGTTCGGCACGCCGGATCAAATCGCCCGCGCCGTCGGCGAAGCGCAAGTGTCCGTCTTGAAAGGTCAGGGCGTCCGCCTGCCGTATGGCACCTAAGACCCCTGCGCGATCGAATCTGGCGCGATCCAACGCCGCGCGATCCGGCTGGCCGGTGCTGGCAGGCGTCAAGGTGCCGCTGTATGCCTTGTCCAACGTCGCCCGGTCCAACGCGACCCGATCGAATTACACGAGTAACAAGACCTTCATCAGCATCGGCGGCGTGCCAGTCGGGGAAGGCGGCGTCGTCGGCGGGGCCGGCATCCTGGCTCGATCGGTCACGATGAACGACTCCATGAACGATGTGCCGACGACGGCGCAGATGACGTTCTACAAGTACGTGCCGGTCGAAGGGGCCGACCTGATCATCACGCTCGGATCGAAGAACAACCTGCGGCGCGAATTCGGCGGCACCGTGATGAGTACGTTGCACCGGTATGTCGGGGACAAGCCGGTCGACCAGAACATGGTGTACGACGCGCAGCTGATTGACTATTCGTGGGGCCTGAATCGCAAGAAGGTCTCCGGCAACTTCACGAATGCCAGCGTGGCCACGATCGCCGCCGCGATCATGGCCGCCGGGGCGCCCGGCTACACGTTGTATGTGGCGCCTGACATCGGCGCGACGATCCTCGACCAGATTACGTATAGCGAACAGACCCCGGCCGATGCCTTACACCAGCTGGTGAAGCGCGTCGGCGGCGATTGGTTCTGCGACTACTCCAAAGTCGTGCAGGTCTTCTACACCTTCACCGCCGAATCGCCCCCGCAGATCCTGAATCGCGCCCATACGAGCTTCCGCGACTTGCAGTGGACGCGCGACCTGTCGCAGGTCGTCACGCGGGTCTATACCGACTGCGGTGGATCGGAGGCCTTGGAAGCCGTGGCCGTCGGGGCCACGTTGATTCCCGTCGGCACCGTCGCGTGGTACGAAGTCGGCGGCGGCGTCGTGCTGATTGGGCAGCAGCGCGTGAACTACACCGGCATCAATGCCGGGGGCGGCGGATCGTTGGTCGGACCTGGCGCCGCCCCGTCAGCGGCCATCAATGCCGCTGTCGTGCCGGGAGCCGGGGTGACGGCCGGACTGCACGACTACGCCGTGACCTACGTGACCGCGAGCGGGGAATCGATTCCCAGTCCGCGCACGACGGTGAACGTCGGCGTCATTGCCGCACCGACGGCTGCTCCGGCCCTCGACACGACGAAGTATCTCGCCGCCGGGACCGGTCCCGATCCGGGCATGCACGATTACGCGCTGACCTTCGTCGCCAGTTCAGGCGAGACGACACCGGGACCACGCCTCACGCTGTCGTCGGCCACCGTCACGCCTGCACCGACGACCGGACCGACGCCGACCCCCGGAGCGATCGGGGTCGGTCCCGATCCGGGCGTGCATGATTACGCCGTGGTCTATCAGACGTGGACCGGCTTCACGACACCGGGACCAATTGGCGGACAGATTTCCATCGGGGGCACACCGATTCCCGCGCCGACCGCCAGCCCGACGACGAACCCGGCCACGGCAGGCGGCAACGTCGACGTCGGGACGCATTGGTATTACCTCACGTTCCTGACAGCCAACGGCGAAACGAATACCGCACCACCGACACAAGGCACGGCCGCACCCGGATCACAGGTGGCCGATCCGGCGACGTATCCCGGTACCGCCAACAGCGGCAGCACGAATAACGTCACGGGCGGCTGGTTGTATTACTCGTATGCCTATCGGGCCGGTGGTGGAGAAACGCGGCGATCCCCTGCCGTCGAAGTCATGGCGACACTCGCACCGGGGCCACCGTCGACGTACTACAACGTGGCCGTTACGGCTCCGGCATCACCGGATCCGACCGTCACCACCATCGTGTTCTATCGTGCGTTTAGCAGCGGATCTAACCCCGTGCAATGGGCCACGTCTGGCAATGTGCAATCGACCTTCACGGACAGCTGCACGGTGTTCGGACCATCAGCCCCGACGGGGGGCAACACCACGCCCATCACCGGCACGAAGCAAACGATTCCGCTGACCGCGATTCAGACGGGACCAGCAGGCACGACGGCCCGGAGAATTTATCGGACACCGGCCGGTGGGGGCGTGCAACATCTGCTGACGACGATCAACAACAACAGCACGACGACCTACACCGATACGACATCGGACAGTGCGCTCGCAAGCCAGCCGGGGCCACCGGGATCCAACACGGCGTTGGTGCTGACAGCGGTCCACCTGACCAACATTCCACGCGGCACCGGGGCCGATGCACAGGCCGTCGCCTATCGCTTGATCTATCGCCGGTCCGGGGGACAGGGCCTGCGCTATGTCGGGGCGCTGATGGACAACTCCGCGACGACCTTTGAGGACACGCTATCGAATGCGGCACTCACGACGGTGCCGCCCGCCAGTAACACGGCATACCTGCAACAGCTGCCGCTGACGCTGCCGCTGGGCGGAGCGTTCATCGTCAACCGGAAGCTGTATCGCACGAAGGTCAATACCGGCGGCGGGACGCTGTTCCTGGTCGCGTCCTTCGACAATGTGCAGACGACCTATACCGATGTGACGGCGGATAGTGGACTCGGGGCGGCGGCGCCAGCCGTGAACAACGCGATCGCGGCACAGGTGCAGCTGTCGTCCATTCCCCTCGGCGCGGCAGCGGTGACATCCCGTCGGCTGTATCGCACGGCGGCCGGGGCGTCGCAATTAAAACTGCTGGTCACACTCGGCGATAACGTGACGACCATCGCCAACGATGCGACGGCGGATGCCGGACTCGGCGTGAACGCCCCGACATCCGACACGTCGTTACTGGCACAGCCTGCAGGCAACGTCCTGCAGGGATCCCCGACGCTGCCGGTGGCCAGCGTGGCCAGCTTCCTGCCGTCGGGCGGCTGGGTGATTGCCGCCTCGCAGATCATTCGGTACACCGGCATCACCGGGAACAGCCTGACCGGCATCCCGACCAGCGGACCTGGCTCCATCGGAGCCACGATGACCTACAACAGCACCATCGTGGCCGCCCCGATGCTGACCGGCGTGCCGACGACCGGCAGCGGCACCCTCCGCTATCCCATCCTGAAAGGGGATCCGGTCGATGTGTTCGTACAGGTCGACGACCTGCCGGGACAAGCGGCCGTCCGCCTCCAGCTGCCGGGGAGTGACGGCATCATCGAAGACGAAATTCAAGATCGGCGCCTGTCGGCCACCGAAGGACGGGCGCGGGCGCGGGCACGGCTGAACCTACTGGCGGCGCTCGATACCGACGGCAAAGTCGGCCTCGTCACCGTGACCTATGTCTGTCGGGATATCAACACGCGGGCCGGTCGGACCGTCTCGATCAACATCGGCCCGCCGATCAACTTACGCGGCGACTTCCTGATTCAGCGGGTGACGGCATCGAAGTTCTACGTGCCGAACCACCCGCCGACCTATCAGGTCGAAGCGAGTAGCGTGAAGTTCTCGTACGAAGAATTGCTGCGGTTCATCCGCGATGCCGGGGAATAACTAAATGGCTGTCACCATCACACGCACGCCCTGGATCGACGACGACGGATCCGGCACCACCGGCACGGTCCTGAACAATGCCGTGAAGACGGACCTGTATACGCAGATCGATGCGGCCCTCGCGAAGGTGGCGCAGCTGGTCGGCGGGAATACCTTCACCGGCAATCAGGCCGTCGTGGGCAACTTGTCCGTCACGGGGTACGGACAGTTCGTGCAATCCGTGACCGGCGCACAACTGGTCACGATCCAGAATCAAGCCATCGGCGCGAGTAATTACACCGCACTCAATCTCGGGAACGACACCGGCAGTGGCGTGTTGGGCATCTACGTGATGTCGTCGAATTCCAGCGCAGGGGCCGATACGCTGGCCGGGGGCACCACGATCCGCACGTCTGGCGCGGGCGGACTCATTCTCAATTCCACCCTCAATGCGCTGCGGTTGATGACGGCCAACACCGACCGGCTGCGGATCTTGGCGTCGGGCGAAGTCTGTATTAACTGCGCTGCGCCGATCACCGCCATTTCGCAATGCTCCGTGGCCGTCGACAATACAACCCACTTCGTGTCGTACGCGGCACAGAACTTAAGCACGATACAGAACACCTATTTTTTCGTGGCGTATAACAACGCGGCAGCGATTGTGGGCAGTATCCAGCAGACCGGTGCGACCACCCTTGTGTATAACACGTCTTCGGATCAACGCCTGAAAGACGATGCGGGCCGCGCCACGGATCTGTCGGCGCTGCGGGCCGTCGTGATTCACGATTTCACATGGAAGGCCGACGGCATCCGCGACCGTGGCGTCTTCGCACAGGAAGCGCACGCGCACTTCCCGCGTGCCGTGTCGAAAGGCACGGACGACCTGACCGACAGCGGCGACCTGAAACATCCGTGGCAAACCGACTACAGCAAGTTCGTCGCGGACTTGATCGTCGGCTGGCAACAGCACGACGGCGACGTATCGGGACTCTGGCAGGCTGTGCATGATCTGCGGGCCGACCTGGCCACGCTGAAAGGACTCAACTGATGGCCAACGATGCCTATACCCAACAAGCCCTGGCGAACGATCCCCGCTTCCGGCAGCGGCTAGAAAATGCGCTCGGCAAGGTTGCATGGGAAGTGCTGCAGGAAGATCCGCAAACGGTTCACCATCCCGAACGGGCCGCGTATGCGAATCGAGTCCTGGCCAGTCCGAACCAGATGGCGAGTCAGCTAGCATCGTCCTTCGTCGGTCGGCCGAATGTGTTTGGCTTTGACACCACCTACAACTTCACCGTCGGTGGCGTCATCACCGCCGCCGGGGATCCGGACATCGAAAGCCAGCTGCACACCGACTGGAATGCGCTGGCGGGTGTCATTGCATGAAACGCACGCTTGAACCGGTCGACTACTGGAAGCTGCGGGCGATCTGTGGGGAAGCCTCCCGGTGCGAGGTGATTGCGATGCAGGCCCGTAATGACTTGCTGACGGCGCACAAGAAACAGAATGCGATCCTCGCAGCGCTCGGCCTCGATCCGCTGATGCCGACATTCAGTCTCGACGACGATACCCTCACGATTGACGTCCCCGACCCTCCTGCGAAAGGCACACCGTGACCCTCAGAACGACTGTCCACAACTTCGACGGGAAGCCGATCGCGTCGGCCTATGTGTCGGCCAACATCCAGAACACCGGCACGAGCTTCACGCGGATGACCGACGGCAACGGGTACGCCGACGTCGCACTGCTCGATGACGCCATTCCGGATGGCGCACAGGTCACGTTCCTGGTCACGGCCGACGGCTACAAAACGCATACGGAGTACCTGACGATTCACGACGACGACGACGACCGGGAGGTGGTCGTCTCCCTCGTCCCTTTCGTGTAACGCGGCCCGTCCCGCCGCCGATCGTTCGGACCTTCCCACCGTTGCCTGCGGGCACCTACGATCACGTCCTGCCGTGGACGCCGCCGCAGACGCGCGACTATCTGCGTGGCGACTTCTGGGCCGTGCCGCAACCCGGTCTGCCTGCCGTCCCCGGTGGCCCGTCGGGCGGATCGTCGGAATTTCCGGAACGCATCATCACCGGCCTCGACTACAAGTACGACCGCACCGCGTGGTGGCCGCAGATGGTCCATCGCCATCGGGAGCGCGGCTACACGCACTGGCTGCGCTGGTCGTCCAATGCCTTGTATGACGGTCCGGAGTACGGTGGCAATCCGTCGATCAGTAAGTTCGTGGACGACTGTCTGCTCCTGAAGTTGCTGGGGATGAAATACATCATCGTGTCGCTCACGTCGAAGGTCTTCGACCCCCGCGATCCGACGCTGCAGCAATATCAGGATCGCGTCGGGCCGCTACTCGATGCGTTGCTGGCGGCCCGCGCCGTCGATGAAGTGATACCTGGCTTCGAATGGGATGCGTTCAACGTGCCGGGGCAGACGACGATCGACATCTTCAAGTGGCTGGGCCAGACCGTCCACCTTCACGGCGTGTCGAACTGGGCACATTTTTTTCCGCATGTCACATCGTGGTTTGCCGACGGCGACCCGCGCGGCCGGTTTGGCTTCTGGGAAGATTTGGGCCGCGACGTCGACGGCATCGACTACCAAGCCGACGCCGCATGGGACGTCCCCGAACTACAGGCGCGGATGGTCGACACGTTGTGGACCTTCGGCGAGACCGGCAACATCCACAAGATGCGGCTCTGTGAAGATCAAGCCATCAGGCAATTCACCGGGCATCCGTGGGGATCGGCTTCGCCGCACCCCGACGAACTGGACGGCGCACAGCGCGGCTACTATGCCGCCTGCACGATCGACAACGTCAAGCACACGGACGCGAAGGTCTGGGGCTACGGCAACGGCGGCATGAACACCAACGGCGGATGGTTGTAGGAGGGATGCGATGCCTTCGCGGAATGTCACGCTGACCGGCACGTTCACCGGCCTGATGTCGTGGGACGACGGACCCGACCCACCGGATCCGCCAACGGAGACGATCGTCGTGCATCCGGGCGACGACCTGCAGGACGTCCACGACCGCGCCCCGGATGGCGCCACGATCGTCCTGACCCCCGCCACGTATGACGGGCCGTTGACGTCCAGCAAACCGCTGCACTGGACGTCGGACACGGTGGCCGTCGGCCGCGTGTCCGGTACGGCGGCGTTGCCGGTCATCACCGCCAACGGGCAGACGCTGACCAATACCGCAAAGGGTGCGTCGTTCACCGGCCTGTGTTTCCGGTCGACGTCGCCCAGCAACACGATCCTCGTGGATACGGGCGAAGAGTTCTGGCTCGATCGGTGTCAGGTGCTGGGCGATCCGATCCGTGGCCAGCATCGCGGCCTCCTTGCCCACGGCAAAAATGCCAAGGTGACCGGCTGTTACTTTGATGACCACTTCGAAGTCGGCCGCGATACGCAAGCCATCAGCGGGTACGACGGCACCGACGGCTTGCTGATTGAGGATTGCTATCTGTCGGCCGCATCGCAGCCGGTGATGTTCGGCGGCGCCGACTCGTCGTCGGAAGATCGCATCCCGAAACGCATCACGATGCGGCACTGCCATCTGACGAAAAACCCGGACTGGTACTTCGCCGATCCGGCGACCGGTCGCGGCATGGGTCAGATCAAGACCGCCTTCGAATTGAAATGCGCCGTCGACGTCGTCGTCACCGATTGCGTATTTGAGTATTGCGGGACGGGCGGCGGATCGTCGGGCTACCTGGTTCTGCTGACGCCGCGCAATCAGAACAACAAAGCGCCGTGGTCCTGCGTGCGGCGGGTTACGTTTGAACGCTGTGCCTTTCGCTACGGCGGCGGCGGCTTCCAGCTGCTGGGGACCGACGACACGCATCCCAGTGGACCACTGGACGACCTGACCATCACCAATGTGTACATGGAAGGCATCGATCCGACCGCCGGACCGTGGAAGGGACAGGGCCGGATCTTCCTGTTCAACAACGGACCGGCCAACGTCCACATTGATGCCTTCACCGCGACCGGCGCGAATCTCAATTCGGCGTGCTACTTCATCGGTCCGCTGTCCGGCCTGCAGATCAGCAACACGATCTTCCCGGCGTCGAAATACGGCATCAAGATCGACAACCCTCCCGGCGGGCAGGGCTGGACCGATGTGGTGACGAAGCTGGCGCCGGATGCCGTCATCAACCTGAGTCCGGACGATACCGGAGCGACGGTCTATCCGCCGTTCCCATGAAAGTCCTGGCGCTCCTGCTGCTGGCGGTCACGTCCTGCGGCTGCGTGGCCGACTTCGCCATCCACATCGATCGGCTCCAGCAGATGGTCGGCACGCTGAAGTGTCAGGACGGGGCACCGGCCCGCGTCTTAATTGATCCCCAATGCGTCGACGGAATCTGTGGCATCACCTGTGCCCCGGATCGGTGGTTTCCGAAACACTGAAAGGCCGGACGATCATGCTGACTGTGGCGCTACTGCTCGCACTCGCGGCGTTTGTCGTCACCATCGGCGCGGCGATGAACAAGGTGCCGTTGTGGCCGGCTGTCCTGCTGGTCGTCGTCGCCATGTTGCTGCAGTCGTTGCCGCTGCGATGACCCATGGCGCGGAAGTACCCGGCATGGGTCCGGTGTCCGGACTGCGACGACTTCCTGTGTACGATCCACCGTACGCACGTCTACGACTGCCGGTGTCCGTCCATCGATACATGGGCGCGGAAAGGACTCAGTCCCTACGATGAAGGCGGCCGACCGTTGGCGCTGACCCGGTCGGCAGCAGCTGGTCGGCGTCGGCCGGTGAAGCGGTCCGTTGGGTAGCGGCACTGCTCCGGCCGCTACACTGGAAGCCGTCGGTCCCGAACGGTGACGGACTTCGGGACGCTTCGGGTGGTCCTAGCATTTTTACCACTGGGGGGACATGAAGCTGGGATACGTCCCCCCCCCCCCCGCGTCGACCTGGACACGACCGGCCAGCCTCCCCACAGGCTGCAGGAACGCCGACCGGCCGGGGGTGGCCGGATGGCTGGCTGACCGGCCGACGCCGTCCAGCGGCCTGCAGGACCAGCCAGACACGGCAACGGCCGCCCCTTGGGAATCGTCCCCCAGAGGGCGGCCGTGGTATGGTCCGGGTTGTCGGCCAGCTGGGTCAGGCGACCCGGCGGGTCTTCGACTTCGTCGGGTAGTCCTTCCGCTTCGGAGGCCGGTAGTCGCCCGCGAAGTCGACGTGGTAATCGACGGACGAATTACTGCTAATTCGTTCCTCCGTTACCACCCCCCCCAGCCAGCCCGCCAGACCCACCCGTCCGTCGAATCGGACGACCCGCTGCCCGACGGCCCCCGACTGGACCGGTCGACAGACGATCGGCTGCGCCAGATGTTGCCGCAGCCAGCCCCGCGCGATCGTCGGCTTGCTGGCCAGCTGCGTGCGCCAGCTGTCGGCCGTCTTCCGCATCTGCGCCTCGATGTCGGCCCACGGTCGGACCGGACCGGTCGTCCCCTGCGCCTGCTGCAGGTCGGCCGCGATGGCCGCCTTGCGTTCTTCGGCCGCGTCCAGCAGGTCGGCCAGTCGTTCCGCCGCCTTCGGATTCTTCGCCCGCCGGACCGCCGCCATGTAGTTGTCGGCTTCGCGGGTGGCCTTCGCCAAGTCGGCCCGCAGCCGGTCGGCCTGCTGGCCGGTCGTCCGGCTGGCCACGACCGCCTTCACCTTGGCGAGCATCCGTTCGAACCGGTCCGGCGTCAGCTGCTGCAGGATGGACCCAATGACGGCCTCGTTCAGATCGTCCATATGCCAGCGGGCGGAATTGCGGCACCCGTTGGCCTTCCCCTTCGCGTAGTGCCGCGTGCAGGCGTAGCCGGCCACGACCCGACCATGTTGCTGGGTCCGTTTGCGAACGTGCATCCCGCCGCCGCATTCGCAGCGGAGGAAGCCGGTCAACAGATACTGCGAATCCAGACTGGCCCGACGCGGCGTCCCATAACTGCAGTCGGCCGACCGTTTCGCCATCTGCCGGTGCGCGGCCTGCCACAGCACGTCGTCGATGATGCGTAGATCGTGGTCGGTCCGTTTGATCCATTCCGCCTTGGGCCGCGCGACGACTTTCACTTTGCCGCTGGTCTTGTCCTTCCGCGTTTTGTTCCACGTCACGAGGCCGCGATAGATGTCGTTGTTCAGGATGTGGCGGACACTGGCCCCGCTCCAGCCCTTCGACTTCGACGCCTTCGGTCGACTGGTCGGCACGTCGTCGACCGTCAGCGTCCGCGCCACCTTGTTGTAGCCGTCGCCCTTGGCCGTCTGCTGGAAGATGCGCCGGACGATCGCCGCCTGTTCCGGATTGACGACGTGGCGTTTGTGGCCGTCGATCTTCCGGATGTCGATCGCGTAGGCCTTGCCGCTGGCCACGTCGCCCCGTTCGGCCAGCTGCGTCAGGGCTTCGTGGACGGTTTCCTTCGACTTCCGGATCGGCGCATGGTTGGTATACGAGTCCACCGTGTTCAGCAGGTCGGCCTCCAGCGTGCCGTACGCGAACGGTTTGCCATCGTGGTAGAACCAGATGGCGACGTTGTGTTCGGCGATGAACGTCAACTCGATCACCCCCGGCATCCCTTCGCGCCGGGTAAACCGGTCCTTGTCGCGGATGATCAGCACATCGAACTTGCCTGCGGTGATGTCCGCGATCAGCCGTTGCCGTTGTTTCAACATCTGAAACAGTTCGCCGGAGATGGCGTCGTCTTCGTAGACGTGGGCGTCGTCGACGGTCCAGCCTTTCGACGCCGCGAATTTCTTCGCATTGGCGATCTGCCGCTTCGTCGACTTCAGGTCGGAATCGTCCTTCGCTTTCAACGAGGACTTGCGGGCGTAGACAGCAACGCGAGTCATGCGGCCCCCTTCGACTTCAACACTTGTTCAATGGCGCGGCCGACGACCAGCGGATCCGGTTCAGTCGAATCCACATCGGTGACCAACGTCTCGCCAACGTAGTCGCCGGTGCCGGTATTCAAGTCGCCCATCCACGTCGCGTTGTTCGTCCCGAACCACCATGCGTAGTCCGGATGGTCGATCAGGTCTTCGGCCCAGACGGCCACGATGCCCGGAAACTCCACGCTGACCTGCTGGAAGCCGCACCCGCGTAGGTAGTCGGCGACGGCCTCCAGAAAATGTGCGGCGGCGGCTGCGGAGACCTGGAGCGTCATGATGTCGCGCTCCAGTCCTGCAACAGCTGCAGAATGATGGCGCGACGGGATACCCCATCGCGCTTGCACTTGTCCGCGACCCGACGCCACAGTGGCGCCGGGATGTGATCCAGCAGATAGGCCTTTTCCGTGTCCTTGTTCGGCGTGAAGTCGCGGGAGTAGCCGCGCTTCGTCGGTCGGGTCGCCATCAGTATTCCTCCGTCAGCATGATCGTAAGCAGTCGGTAACAGGACAGGTGCGGATCCTCCGCGCCGTATTCCATGGCGTCGGAGTCGTAGTAATCGAACTTGAAGAAGACGGCGACCCCGTCGACGACGATCCGGCCGAAGTCATGTTCGCCGTAGGGATCGTTGTCGCGGGTGAACTGGTCGAAGCGGGCCACGGCCTGCAGGACGGCCAGCCGGTGGACGTCCGACAATGCCGCAATGCCGGACGTCATGACGGTGCGCCCGTCCGGTCGACCGTTGGCGACGAAGACATCCAAGATCGACAGCCGACGACGATAGGCATCGTTGGCGGCTGCGATGCGGGCGGTGCGTTCGGTTGACGTCATGACTGCCTCCGGCGGGCGCGCAATTCCTTCAGCGTCATGCACGCGATGCAGGGACCGACACGGTCGACGCGGGCACCGCAGCCGCGCGTGCAGGTCTTCGTTCGCAGCTTCACGATCGGTCGTCGTCGTTTCATGACTGACCGCCTTTCGCTGCTGCGATGGTCCGGACGGCGTCGATCAGGTCGGCATCAGACAACGGCACCCGGATCGGTTCGACGGCTTCGCCCGATCCGAAGCCGTCGTCGCCGTCTTCGTTGGCATAGATGCCAAGCCCCCACGGTTGGTCGACGTCCGGCACATTGGCTTCGCAGAACCAGTCGTCACCGTCCTTGACGGCATCGGTGGCGAAGAGGAAACGGCCGTCGGTCAGTCGGACCGCCAAGCCGAAACAGCCGCCGCCGGTATGTTCGATGTTGGCCGACGTCACGCCGTCGATCGTCCGCAGCGTCGACAGCAGCTGCGGCCGTTGCGCTTCGTGGTGCTTGCCGCCATACCAGCAGAACTGACACATGGGTGTCGTCGGCTTCGGCGGATTGAACTCCTGTCCGCAGTAGATGCAGGTCGTCATCGGCCCTCCCGATCGCGCGTATCGAAGTCTGGCCGATACGGTTTCTCGTCGGTCAGTTCAAAGGTGCCCACCCGGTTGCCGTTGATGTCGTGGACCTTCCCTTCGTCCTGTCCGTTGTCCAGCCGATCCGCGAGTAGCCGGATGATGCGCGCGATTTCCGCGAGTTTTTCCTGCCGGTCGTCGTCGCCAAATGCGGCATTACTTGTTTCAATTTCTAGCGTGAACATGACTGCTTTCCTTCTTTCGTTATGACTGCTTTCCGTTGCGCGGCAAGGGCCGCGATTACTAACTTGATGGCGTGCGCGGACATCACCGGCCCGCCTTCCAGATACTGGGCGTGGATGTCGGACAGACCAGATCGGCCCGTCCGTAGTCGAGATGATCGGCTTTGAGTGCGCCGCAGGCGGCGCAGACGTTTGCCGACTTCACCGTACGCACGCCGTTGGCATTCTGATCCGGCCAGCGGCGATACGGATCGGCCGTGGCCGACTTCGCGCCCGCGATCATGTCCTGCAGGACGACCACCAGATCGCGGCGTGCCGCCGGACTGATCGATCGCACGAAGATGTTGAACCGGTCGAGCGCGACCGGATCGTTGCTTCGTAAAGCCAACGCATCGGCGATGGCTTTCAGTTCGGCCTGTTGTTTGGTCGTCATCACCGGGCCATCCGTTCCAGATCAGCAATCCGGCTGACGGCTTCGCGCTTCGTGTCGTACGCCGAATCCGTTTCGCCGTCGACAATCACGACCCACTGCCACCGGCCGTTCGATACATACGTCCGGCCGTTCCGTCCTTCGGTTTCGCAGACGTTGCCGTCCCAATGTTTTTCGATGACGAACAGGCCGTCCCTTTTCGTCATCGTGGCCGCCGTCCGCGTTAGACCGATGTAGGTCTTGCTGACGTTCTTCCGTTCGGTGCCGTCATCGAACCGGATCCAGACGCTGACGTTGTTTTGCTTCGTCACGATGCCGGTCTTCGTTCCTTCCTTGAACTGCACCGCGACCCGCGTGCCGGTCGGCCAGACCCATCGCGCTTGCCATTCCGTCGTCGTTGTTCCCGTCGTCATTTCCTGGCTCCTTCAAACCGGCTGGCGTTCAGTGCCGTCCGGCTACCGTGCTTATGCCCGGTAGGCCTATCAGCCTACCGGGCAAAGCATATGCTTGTCAAGTTGCCTAGGCTTTCAGGCCTGTTTCCCTATGAAACGGCTGGTGTGGAGACGGCCTGCTTGGCTGGCGTCAGTCGTCGTCGGTAGGCCATTCGGCTTCGTCCATCGCGTCATACGCCCCCGGCAGCGGGACGATCGGTGGCAGGCCGCGTGCGATGCGGACCGGATTCGCACGCTCGACGCAATCCTGGCAGATGGGTTCGCGGGTGCCATGCAGTGCGATCGACGGCACGCGCACCGGGTTGTAGAAGAACGGTCGCCGACAACAACAGCATGCGGAATATGCCTGCAGGACACCCATGCGCCGCCTCCTATTTCTGCGGATCGTCGGACGCTCAGCCGCCGCCGATCCGGACAGTGACGACGCCGACGCCGCCGCGCGGCGCGTCCGTGCAATCGACGGCCAGCCGGTGTTTCGACAAGACGCGGACGCCGGGACCGTCGGCAGGCAACAGGCTGGCGATGCGTTCGCCGTCGTACCACACCTCAAATACGATCTGCTTTGTCCTTGCGTGCATGCCGATCCGGAATTCACTCGGCACCGTGCTGTCCTTGATCGTGGAAGACGTGACACGCGCCGCAGTAGCGTTCGTCGATGTCCTTCGGATGGAACGACACACGCTGACAGGTATGGCAGCGGATGCCGAGGACCAGCGTCGAGTCCCCGTCGACGTTCGCGTGGCCCTTGAGCACCAAGTCGTACCCGATGCCGTATTTGAGTACGCGCAGGTCGCTGGCGTCCGTCATGCCTTCGGCCCGAGGGCGTAGCGCCCTTTGCCGGTGCGCTGGAAGCGGCCCGCCTTCAAGCCGATCGACATCGCGCTGATCAGTCCGGCGGACTTCCGATAGCCGGTCGCTTTCATGATGTCCTTCAGCGCCGAGTCGCCGTGCTGTTTCAAATATGCATGGACGCTGTCCAGCCGTTCCGATCGGTGTTGTTTGGCCCGACCTGGACCCGAATGCATCTTGCCTTCCGCGATGCGGGCACGCATGACCGCCGCCTGCCTCTTGCGTCGGGCGGGTGTCCACGACGCTTGCAACTTCGACGGCGTCGGCTTCGTGAACACGACACCGGGCCAGTGGCCGTTGCTGCTGGCCTTCGGCGGGGCTTTCAGCAGCTGCGGCACCGTCGGACTCAGAAACAGGTCCGGCCATCCGGCGTGATACACCGCCAGCTGCCGCTCCATCTCTGCAACCTTCGCCGCCACGCCTGCGCCGGCCAGCTGGTGGAGTTCGTCTTTCGTGAGCGTCGTCTTCGCCATGGATGTCCTTGTCGGATGCCGCTGTTACGTTCGCTTCCGCCGTTGCCGCCGCTGCGCCTGCTGTTGCTGCCGTTCTGCCTTCAGTGCCCGCGCCTTCAGGGCGGAAAAGGTGACGGGGGAATCGTGGACCGCATTGGGTTCCCAGCCGCCTTCGCGCAGGATGGAAAGGCACGTCCAGTACGCCGTATGGCCCATCCCCTTGAAGGTGCCGACTTCATGAATGCGAGTCGCCAGTTCGGCCAGCGACGTGATCTCCAGCTGCTGAATGATGCGATTGAGATTGGAGGCCGCGACCGGATGCGGACAGCCGAGTCGGCCGAGCATCCACCGGTCCCAGTGATGCGATCCGATCGTCAACACCGGTTGATGTTCCCGCTTGGCAAACGTCTGCCCCACGATGTGCGCGTAGTCGGTCGGGTTGATGAAGACCCGACCGGAGGCGCTGCGGCGATGCGTCGGTTTGGTCGTCACGCCGGACGCTTCTTCTTGATGAAGTGCAGGACGGCACGCGCCTGCCGCAACCGGTCGGCCTGTTTCTCGCGGACCGGTGCGGATTGCAGATGGCGCACGATCCGGCGGTGCGCGACGTCGTCGACTTCGGCCATACAGGTGGCGAAGTGTTGCATGAGTTCCTCCGGCAGGCGGAAGCCGTAATCGATGTGGCCACATTCGTGCGCGACGACGAAGAGAAATGATTGTTGTCGACTACGAGTCGGGTGGTTGGACATAGCTCCGCCTCTAAAAGGGTCCGCGATATTCCTGCGACCACCGCTGCCGTGATGGTCGTCTGTGGTTGTTTACTGCCCTGCGCGTACTACCAGTGTTCGGCGTTACCCTTGGCGTCGATGTCGTCGTGGAGTTACCTCCACTGCTATCGGCCAGGTCGAGGTACTCGCAGGTAGTTCTACGGCCGGAGACGAGTGCTGGTCGGTCGCCGCCGCCGCCGCCGCCGCCGCTGCCGCCGTTCGGTCATCTGCCGACGCCCGCAATACTCCTCCGTGATGGATGTCGTCCATAGCCTTCCCGATGGCAAGGAAGGCCAACTGCGCGTGGCGGCGCCGGATGCCGTGATACGCCGCCAGTAGCTCCTTTTCCTCATCGGTCAGCTGCACGCTGACCGGGCCATAGAGGTGCAGGAGTTGATCGGCCAGCCGCGATCGACCGGCGGCCCGCAGGATGACGTCGGGCGATTCCTTGGTGACTTCGGCCAGCTTCAAACATCCGGGGATGTCGAAGGGCTGACTCCGTGGTCCCATCGCGCGACTGATCCGACTCGGCGCAATCCCGAGTAAGTCGGCAAATTCCTGGACGGTGCGATACCGTTTGCGTAACCGCCGCAGGAGCGTAGCGAAGGATGATGCCATCGGGGGCGCAAGGTACCACAAAGTCACAAACGACAGCAACAACAATTACGACATTACAGACGGGTCTGCAGTACTCAGGACTCGCGTCTGGCCGTATGACAGCAACTACACCAAGAGCTTGACAGGCGATACAGACATCGCATAGCGTCAGTGGCCGCAGGACGCCTATGAAGAAATCCGAGACGATCGAGCGGCTGCGGATCTATCGCCTAGAGAACGACCTGACCTTCGGCGAACTGGCCGAGGCCATTTCCGCGCTCGGCAAACCGCTGGCCCTCCGTGCCCTCTACAACGCCATGACGCAGAAGGACACGCATCCCCGCGAGACGACCTTCTACAAGCTGGAACGCTTCGTCCGCCATCTGGACGCCAACGGCAACGGCCACGGCGCGAAGAAGACGCGCCGCCCCCGGCGGCGGAAGGCGGCGTAGTGATGTCTGACCCTGACCGGATCGAGCGCGAGCGCGAGGCGTTCGATCAGCTGACGCCGGAAGAACAGGACGCTTTTCTGCTGGCCATCGGCTTGGCGATGGTGGAGTGCGCCGTCGACGAACTCGATCGATCCGATGCCGCCGCCGCTGCCGCCGCAGCGGAGACGACACGCAAAGCCGGGTAAGTCGATGGCGACCTGGCTCCAGCGGCTGCGCGGCTTCCTGCACTGCCACGTCTGGGAACTGGTCGTCGATCCGCCCGACGCTCCCGGCCACGTCTTCCTGCGATGCGTGGGCTGCGGCGTCCGGTCTGGCGGCTGGCAACACGGCCATCACAACTGAATCGAGGTCCGCCGATGGAAACACCCACGACACCGATCGATCCGCCTGCCCCGACGGCCCTCGCCCCGAAATCGTCCGACAGCAAAGTCCTCGTGCCGATGGATCGGCCGCTGGAAAACATCGATCAGGTGTTCCGGCTGGCGCAGGCGTTGGCGCCGACGGAGTTCGTGCCGAAGTCCTATCGCGGCAAGCCCCACGACATTCTGGCGGCCATCCTGACCGGCCACGAACTGGGCCTCGCCCCGATGCAGGCGCTGGCGTCGTTGGCCGTGGTCGGCGGCATCGCGTCCCTGTGGGGCGATGGGTTGCTGGCAGTCATCATCGCCGCGCCCGTCTATGTCCGGCACGATGAGTACTTCCTCGTCGACGGCAAGCGCAGCGATACCCTGATGCCGGACGACCTGAAGAAGGACACCGCCGCCGCCGTCTGTACCTTCTGGCGGCGCGGACAGGTCGAGCCGACGACCCGCAAGTACACGGTGGCCCATGCCAAGAAGGCCAACTTGTGGGGGAAGGCCGGCACATGGCAGACCAATCCCGATCGCATGCTGCAGATGCGGGCGCGGGGCTTCGCCGCGCGGGACTGTTTCCCCGATGTCGTCCGGGGCATCCGGACCGTCGAAGAGATGCAGGACGTCACGCCGACCGATGCGCCGCCGGTCGTCCGCGAAGTCCGCCGGATGTCGGAGACGCCGACCGATGCCCCCGCTGCGGAGACGGCCCCGATCGCGCCCGACGTCGTCGACCTGGACCCGGCAGGCATCACCGATGTGGTGCCGTTCCTCGGCGGCTACAGCGTCACGCTGTCGACCGGCCTGCAGGTCGACGTCACCGACGACGCCGATGCGCTGGACCTCGAGAAATTCAAGAATACGCCGACGCAGTTGCGCCTGACCGTGAAGCGTGTCGTCGACACCCTGCAGCTGGTGGCCTTTGCCGTCGTCGACTAAGCGGCCCGCCGATCCACCGACGCATTACATCCGCTGGGATGAACCGGGCAAGTACGTATCGAAGGCGCTCTGCGGCGTCTGGCTGCAGCGGAAGAAGCACGCCAACGATCCGACGTGTCCGGATTGCGTGCGCATCCTGGCCGACCGTGAAGCCTCTGCGGGGCCAGCGTGACGCGCCAGCCGCTCTGCGAATATCGCGTCTTCAGCCGACGCCACCGGTTTGCCGGAACGCTGGATGCGCTCGGCGTCTGGCATGGCGCCGGGGCCCTTCTCGACTACAAGACCGGCGCACCGCGAGACGTCGCGGCCGACTTGCAGACGGCAGCATATCTGGGTGCGCTGGTCGAGATGATCGAGACCGGCGAGACGCCCGACCTGCTTGTCTTCGATGAACCGTCGCACACCTACACGCTGGACGGCGAGCGGCTGCCGTCGGTGACGCAGATCCTGCAGCGGGCGGGCGCCATCGACTTCGACCACATCCCGCCGACGATTCGTGAACAGGCTCTGGCACGCGGTACCGCTGTGCATCGGGCCGTTCACTACTTCAACGAGAACGATCTGGACGTCGACGACTTTCGGTCGTCGTTTCTGGAGTACTGGCCCTACCTCGCCGCGTGGATCAAATTCCTGGACACGTCCGGCTTCCGCTTCGCCGACCTGTCCGACATCGGATCGACCCGTCACATCCGTCGGTATGCCGTGCAGCTGAAACGCGACGGCACCTTCGGTATCGACCGCTACAACAATCCGAACGACTACAGCGAATTTCTAGCACTGCGGAGAGCATTGTTGATTGTCGAACGTCGACGACCATCGGCAACGTACGCGGACATAGCGTGAACGGACATGGGTGGGCTGGGCGCGGTCGGTCAGTGAAGGCGTGACAGCGCAAGGTTCGGAGCGGACAGGTTCGGCTTGGATCGGCGGGAACGGAAATTCGACCAACACGGAGGAGGACAGCAGATGAAGAAGAAGGACGACAGCAAAGACGCCATCGATGTACTAGAAGTGACGAAGGGACTCGCCCACGTTTGCATCGTGGGCGAGTCAGGTGCGGGACTGATTTGCAATCGACTCAGCGAGAAGGCCCGACGCGAACTCCTGATGCCTGCGCCGAAGCGCAACGCCGCCGAGCGCGCAACGCTATTGAAGCACAAACCGTACGACGAATTCCGAAATTCTCCGTACCGGCTACCGGAGTCGCTGGCGCTGGTGGATGTCAGCGGCGGCATTGGCACACCGATGCCACCGCCGGGACCAGTGATCGGCGTGCTGTCGGCGTCATTCAAGAAAGCGATGATGACAGCAGCACTCGATCTGCCCAACACGAAGAAGGCCCAGATCGGACGCCTTGTCTGGGTGCAGGGACTCTACACCGCAATCTACGGCATCCCGCAAATCATGCTCGCACCCGTCCGGTCGGCCGACATGAACCGCACACCGGACATTCGCTCCCGCGCCATCCTGCCACGGTGGGCGTGTCGACTGCAGATCGAGTTCGTGCAACCGCTGATGAAAGTCAACGCGGTCACGCGCCTGCTTGCTGCAGCCGGCCTCTTTATCGGCGTCGGTGATTGGCGCAAGGAAAAAGGGTCGGGGACGTTCGGCGGTTTCCGACTGACCGAAGAAGACGATCCGGAATTCCTGGACATCGTCAACAACGGCGGCCGCGCCGCGCAACTCGAAGCCCTGTTAGCGCCGGAATCCTACGACGAAGAAACGGCATCGCTGCTCGCATGGTTCGATGAGGAAATCGCACGGCGGCAGGGCAAAGGGGTGGCCTGATGTCACGGCTCACGGAAACGCACGTCGCGTATCTGGTGACCCTCGAAAAGCAGGGACGCACCAGTGCGGAAGACGTCCTGGCCGATGCGAAGCGGGCCGAGAGTCCGCTTCACGATCTTTACGATTGGGACGTCACCGCCGCCGCTGAAGCGCACTGGCTCGATCGCACGCGCGCAATCATCCGGTTGGTGAAGGTCGTCGTCCACACCGAACACCAGACGATCCGACTGCCGCGCTACATCCGCGATCCGGCGCTGCCATCACACGAACAGGGCTACGCATCGGTCGAATCGCTGCGGCTGGAATCAACGCTCGCGCATCGTGCCCTTGTTACCGAAATGGAACGGGTCACGTCGTCGCTGCGACGGGCGCGACACATCGCCGTCGGCCTTGGGCTGGAAGACGACGTCGACGATCTGCTCGCGCGCGTGGCAGGCCTTCGTGAGATTTGGACCGAGCGCAGCGCGCCGCCACCGTCGGATGGCGACACGGCGGCAGCTGCGTCACCAGCAGCGTGAAACAGCAAGTGACGTCGCGTGGCAGGACGCGGTGGGGCCGAACTTAGGCAAGGCGCGGAGAGACGGGGTCAGGTCCGATGCGGTTTGGACCGGCATGACAGGGCGCGGCAGGCGCGGCTCGATCCGGTCAGGGAGCGGCATGACATGGTGGCACGCGGAATGGTGGGGTGTGGATAGGCTCGGCAGGAACGGCGACGACGGGTTACGTCTGGCGCGGTCACGTCTGGCAACACACGGCGGGCAACGCGGGGCGACGTTGGGACCGGTAACGAAAGACTCGGCACGGCGGGCCACGCGAGGCGAGACGACACGCGGCAACGCTGGATCTGGCGCGGCAGGCGAGGACGGGCGGGGCTTCGCGGGGCTTCACATGACCGCGATGGACATGACGAGGCGGGCGCGGTAGGGCGTCACCGTGGAATCGCATCGCATGGCGACGAATGGCGGGACGCGGCGGGCAAGGTCAGGACAGGCAGGTCTGGAGTTGGCTTTGCCACGACATCGGCAGGCGTCGAAAGGTTGACTGGGCGTGGAATGGACAGGACTGACAACGCAACGCGCGGCAGGTTCGGACCGGGTAAGTCATCGGCGAGATATGGCATGGCGCGGCGCGGATCGATCTGGTCGGGCACGGCGTGGCAGGCACGGCTACACGCGACTGCGCTGCGATTGGCTAGGTTGCGTTTGGTCCGGCGTGACACGGCGGGCGAAGTAAGGCGACACATGGCGTGACGCGGATAGGCAGGCAACGATGATACCGACACTCGATTTCAACGCACCAGATACCGCAAAGGCCGTCGGCAGCGACCTGGCGGATGCGTCGATGACACTCGCGCAGCGGCTGCGTGGCTGCACCGTGACCGATGCCGTCTCACTCCAGCAAGCCGTCGACGACCGGCAGACCATCGCCGCCACGCTCGACCAGATCGGCCACTACTTCGATCCGCTGATTGCGATGGCGCACAAGCTCCACAAGACGTTGTGCGATCGACGGTCCGAAGTCGCGGAACCGCTGAAGCGGGTGGACACGATGCTACGGGCGGCCATCAGCGCCTACCACGACGACGAGACGAAACGCCGCCAGCTGCTGGAACGCGAAGCCTCCGAACGGCAGCGGAAGGAACAGCAGGACCGGGCCGCAGCGGCAGCGGCCGACCTGGAAACGTCCGGCGAGCATGCGCTCGCGGCGTCCGTCTTGGAAGAAGCCATCGCGGCCCCGCTACCGGTCGTCGCCTTGCCGGACATCACTAAGCAGGTCGACGGCCTGAAGTTCCGCCGCCGCTACTGCTGGCGCTATGCCGGGGGGCCGAACACGATCAAGGACACGCCGCCTGCCGTCATCGCGCGGACCCACAAGATCGCACCGCGTGACTTCCTGTGCCTTGACGACATCAAGGTGGGCGCATATGCGCGGGCGATGAAGGGCAGCGGATCGATCCCCGGCGTCGAGTTCTATCACGTCGATGACCCGGTGCGGTGACCTATGGACCTCCAGATCAAAGGCAGCGCGCCGCGCGTGGGCGTCAGCCTGACGGAGTACAACCGCCGCTGGCACGAGATTATGACCGCGTTCGCCGAGGGCCGCCTCGCGCCCGATCAGGCGAGCGCGGCCGTGCGCGAGTTGACGCAACAAATGGTGTGGCGATGAAGATGAGGATTCCGCTGCTGTTCTTCGACACCATGCCGCTCAGTGCCAACGCCGTCGCCGTCGTGCAGACGATGACGCCGATCCAACGCAGGCATCTGGTCGACGCCGTTGAACACTTCGCCCTGATTTCCCATCGGCCGATCGTCGAAATTGCCGAACGCCTGCTGCGGGGCTATGACGACGTCATCGCCGGTCGCGGCAGTCAACGCCTGAGCGATCTGATCGTCGACGTCCTGATGGACGACGACACCGACATACCGCACTAAGTAAGGAACCTATCCCGATGGATCGTGAACTGACCGGCACCATTAAACGCATCGTCGGCGACAAAGGCTTCGGCTTTATCGGCGTCGATGGTGTGGACTACTTCTTCCATCAGTCGTGCTGTGACGACTTCAAACAACTCCAACAGGGTGACCGCGTCAGCTTCGTGGTCGTCCGCAGTCCCAAAGGTCCGCGCGCCGATCGGGTCCGCGCCGTGCGGTAAAGGTGTTATGTCCTGGCTGAAGATCGACGACCAAATCGCCACCCATCCGAAGATCCTGAAAGCGGGTCCGTCCGCCTCGTGGTTGTGGATCTGCAGCATTGCCTATTCGTCGAATCACTTCACCGATGGCTTCATCAGTGATGCCGCGTTGGGGCACCTCGGAATACCGAAGCATGTGCTGAAGCAACTTGTCAGCAGGCTGCTGAAGCAGGCGTTGTGGGAGCGCGTGAAAGGTGGCTTTCAGGTGCACGATTACCTGCAACATAATCCCTCCGCTGTCGAACGCAGACAGGGGTTAGCGGCGAAGCAAAAGGCCGGTCAGATCGGTGGTCACCGATCATGGCAACTGCGTCATAAGACAGGGGTTAAGGGACCGAAGCACGCTGCTGAAGCAGACGTCAAGCAGCCTGCTGAAGCAGACGTCAAGCAGCCTGCTGAACCCCGATCCGATCCGATCCGATCCGATCCGTATAAGAAGGCGGACGCGCCTGCAGCGCGATCCGCCGACACGGTCCGTGGTACTAACACCGCCGGAAATGGGTCGGCCGGATCGAGACGGGACACTCCAGACGGTGGGCCTGCGGCCCCCGCTTCCGCGCCCGTCGTGCCACCGCTGTCGCCGGAATTACGGAAACGATTTGGGGTGCCGTGATGACCGATGCCGACCTGGACTCGTTCCACGACAGCTTCCGCCAACTGGCGGCCACGTATCGGCTGCGGTTGAAGGTCGACGACATGAACGCCCTCGCGGCGAACTACTTCGGCGTGCTTCGCAGTTATCCGCTTGCGGCGGTCCTCGCGGCGGGCACGGCGTGCCTGTCGAAGTATCGAACTTTCCCCAAAGTCGTCGACTGGGTCGATGCGATAACTCGGAATGAAGTCGGCGCACCGCCGGACGTGCGGATCATGTCGATGGTCGAAGCGGCCGAGTATCAGCGGGCCGAACGGCAACATTGGGACGACGATCCGTGCGACTGCCTCCTGTGTCGCGCGGCCGGTATCGTGCGGCGGCTGCGGTTTGTGCCGGACGTGACCGACGACGGCCGCGACGAGAAGGCATTCTGTCCGCCGAAGAATCGGATCGTGGTGGCCGGCCACTGGGCGCACGGCGCCGAACTGGTCCGGTGGTATGACGCCCGCGATCACTTCTTCGGACTGGCCGGTCCGGTCGGCATCAACACGACCGTGTTCCGCCGGTTCGGCTTCGTGTATACGCCGCCATCGACGACGGTCCGTGAACCGGGTGAAGAGGGCTGATGACAGTGACGCTGACGGAGGGCAAACGCATGACGGCACAAATTCTGGTGAAGATCGTCGGCAACGACGGCACGAAGATTTATCTCACCGTCGACGAGGCCCGCGACCTGCGGGACTTCCTCGTCGCAGAACAAAGCATTACGCCGGTGCCGGTGCCGTCGAAGGGGTGATGTATGCGTGGACCGGCGGTGCATTTAACGCTCTACCAAGACAGCCGACATCCGAGTACGTGTCGGTCCTGCGGGGCCGCGATTGAATGGGCTGAACTGACGACCGGCAAGCGGATGCCCTTCAACCACATTCACCCACTGCAGATTCAGTCGCCGCTGTTCATCGGCGCGCGCATCATCGAAGAAGTCGACACGGCGACATCCCCGACGCACTGGGAATCGTGTCCGGACGCGAAGGACTGGCGGAAGCGATGACAACCAGACACCGTTGGACGGCAGAACAGAAACGCATGTGGACACGCATGTGGCTGGAGTTCAAGCCCGCGACGGTCGTGCTCGATGATGGGACCGGGTGGACAAACAAAGGCGGGACGGTGCGCGGGATTCTCTATGCACGAAAGAAGCGGGCAAAGCGACGATGACGAAGCGGGAACGACGCCAACGGATCGCACGGCTGGAACGCTGGTTTGTGATGGCCCGCGCACAGGAGAAACTGATCGGTCAGTGGCCGAAGTGGGATGCCTTCCTGAAACAACATCCGGACGCCGGGAAGATCGATACTGCGATGCTCTATGACCTGTTCATGCTGGCCACGGAACGGGGCCAGTGATGGCGTCCCATACATCGGCGGCGGCACAGCGTGCGTGGCGGGCGAAGAATCCGGAACGAGTGCGGGCTTATAACGCGGCCCGTCACGGTCAGCGTCACGACTATAACTCGCAGTGGTGCCGTCAGAATCCGGATCGTGTGTATGCGAAGGAGCGACGTCGGCGGCTGAAGCGGTACGGACTAACGATAGAAGACTACGACCGGATGATCATTGAACAAGACGGCAAGTGTGCGATGTGTCGACAACCGCCGCGCGAACGGCAGACAGTCGACGGTCGACGCTATGCACAATTAGATGTTGATCACAACCATTCAACACAAAAGGTTCGTGGACTTCTTTGTTACAACTGCAATGCCGTCCTCGGGCAAGCACGTGATTCAGTGGAGTTATTGACAGCTGCAATTAACTACTTGGAGTCACGGCCGTGACCCTAGTGTTTTCTGTATATGGTGTCGCCCAGCCCAAGGGCAATATGCGGGCCTTCCACCCGAAGGGCATGAAGTTCCCGATCCTGACCGACAGCAATCGCAACGTGAAGTCCTGGTCGCAGCTGGTGGCGCAGGCCGCCAGCGAAGCGATTCAGCAGCTGCCGGAACACGACCGCGCCGTGATGACCGGCGCCGTGCGGCTGTCGGTCCGGTTCTTCATGCCGCGCCCGAAGAAGTACACGACGAAGAGTCGACTGCAGGCGCCGTGTATCACGATGCCAGACTGGGACAAGTTATCGCGGGCCGTCGGCGATGCGTTGTCGCAGGTCGTCTACCGCGACGACAGCCAGATCGTCGAAGCCGTCGTCACGAAACAGTATTGCGCCCTGACCGATGCGCCGCATGCCGACATCCGCGTGGAGCCGACGGCAGGCACCTCGCCGATCAGTGTGCCGCCTGCGCCGCTGCCGCTGTTCGCTGGAGGAACCGTATGAGCAAAGTCTTGATTCGCCGAGACCTGGACGCAGGCGTCTGCGATATCCCCGGCTGCACGCACGTCGGGCATCCGGAAGGACTGGCGCTGCATGCCCGGTGTCATCCCGCTGCGACGTTGCAGGTCTGGTACCGCGATGGCCTGCTGACGGTGAAGTGCGGGACGTGTCACGCGGACGTCTGTCAGATTGCCGTCGCGGCCGTCCTGCTGTCGGCGGTGCATTGATGGCGGAAACCTGTGTCGCCCGCTGCGCGCACTGTGACTGGGCCGCGCGGCTGTCGGACGATTCGATGCTGGAAGCCGTCACGACGCTCCGGCAGATGCTGCTCGACCACGTCGCGGCCGACCATCCGGATCGCACCGGCCGCATTGAATTCGGCACGACGGCCGACCTGGCCGACCTGCTGCGACGGCGAACGTCATGACGACCTACACCGACGGCATCGGCCAGCGGCGGTGCGATGCCTGTCTCCAACTGGTCGCAGCATGTCGATGCCTGCGACCGCAACGAAAGGGCCGACCGATGTTCCAACCCAACGTGCAGATGCTGTTGACCAACGTGGAATTCACGACCGAAACCGTCGACGAAGAAACGCGACGCATTGTCGTCTGCACGTTTCAGATCACGCCGCTGACCTCGGCGCAGGCCGACGACCTGCATGTGCGATCCGTCCTGTTCGATGCGACGACCGGCCAGCCGAAGGAGGCGATTGAAACGATCGTGCTGCAGGTCGACGTGCCGCTCCAGCAGCTGACGTTCGCCATGGCGCCGGACCAGACCGACCGCCGCATCGTCATCCGCGATGTGCAGTTGGACAAGAAGGTCCGCGCGAAGATCAAACACGACCGTGATCCGCTGATGGTGGAAGCGACGGTGAAGGTCAGCTTTCACTACCCGACTGCCGAGGAATTGCTCTACATCGCCAACGGCGTGAACGACAGCCACTACCTCACGTTCGAACCGGAACAGGGCGACCTGCTCGATGATGCCGAACAGGTCGACCAGCTGCGACCTGGCATCTTCGCGGAGCACTGAGATGACGATCACCGACGCCGTCGATCGGGCGTGTACGTTGTGGGGCTTCGGCCGCATCGTGCAAGTGCAGCTGCAGGACGACGGCGGGGCCGACGTCGGCGTGGCGCCGCCGAGCGATCCGCAACGCATCGTCGAATACCATCGCTTAGACTCGTACGGCACGCCGACGTGCGAATGCTGCCGCGACCGGCGACACCAGTGGGGGCCGTGATGATGCACCGCATCGACGTCCGCGCGTTACATAAGCCGCTGATGGATGCGGGCATCGTGCCGGCTAACTGTCGCCTGATGTCGATGCAGATCGGCACCAGCGGCGGACTGGTCGTCGTCTACGAGGTCTTCCTGACCGCCGCGCAGCTGGTGCAGCTGGGTCAGATTTTTCAAACCGTCGGCGACAGCTTCGACGCCACACCCGAGGACGGCAACCGATGACGACGACGGCCCCGCTCCGACCCTGCACCTATCCGCGCTGCGCCAATCTGGTCGACGGTGGCGGCCGCTGTCCGACGCATCGACCGACCGAAGCCGACCGGCCCAACGCCGACGTCCGGACCTGGTATCGCACGCCACGCTGGCGGGCGCTGCGAACGGTGGTCCTGCGGGACCAACCCTACTGCGCCGACTGCGCCCGCGAAGGACGCCGCGTGCCGACGACCGACGTGGACCATATCGAACCGCATCGCGGCGATGCCGGTCTGTTCTGGAGTCGGCAGAACCTGCAGGCGCTCTGTCATCGCCATCACAGCGCGAAGACCGGCCGGGGGGCGTGATGCCGATGAGTACCCCTTGCGTAATTTCGCCAAAATGCGTGCCGCCTCGCGAGCGGTTCTTCGCAGCGACATTCTCTGAGCGATGGGAACAGCCCCCCGGCATCTACCCGGTGTGGCAGGCGTCTGGCCTGCAGGAGGCACGATGAGACGACGAGTCGACCATTCAGCCGACCGACCGGACATCGCCGAGCCTCCGCCGTCTGTGTCGGTGGCGCCGACGACGACGGGGGCAGCCGAGGTCACAGGTGATGTGGTGATGACCGTCGACCAGCTGCAGGCCGATCCGCATAACCGGCGGCGTCACGACGAGCGCAATATCGGGATGGTGGCCGATGCCTTGCGGCAGGTCGGCGCCGCGCGATCGATCGTGGTCGACGAGGCGGACCTCATCTTGGCGGGCAATGGCGTGGTGGAAGCGGCCAAGCAGGCAGGCATCACCCGCATTCGGATCATCGAAGCCGACGGCACCGAGGTGATTGCCGTCCGGCGGCGTGGCCTGACCGACGAGCAGAAACGGGCACTGGCGATGTTCGATAACCGCACGGCGGAATTGTCGGAGTGGAATTACGACCAGCTGCGGGCGGATCGCGCGGCGGGCCTCGACCTGCAGCCGTTCTGGACCGACGGCGAACAGGCGATGATGTTCGGACAGGCGGTGGATCCGACGTGGAAGGGGATGCCGTCCTTCGACCATGAAGACACCACGGCGTATCGCACCATCCGTGTACACTTCGCCAATCAAGAGGACCTGGACGCCTTCGCGAAGCTGATTGGCCAGACGGTCACCGAAGAAACGAAGTATCTGTGGTTCCCGCCTGCCGAGACCGATCCGCACATCGCACACCAGTTCGTCAGTCCTGACGCCGATAAGCAGACTTGAATGAATCCGCGCTTTCCGATTTACATCGTGTCGAAGGGTCGGCATCAACCGACACGCCGCTTGACGTCGCGGGCCTTCGAAGCGATGGGCGTGCCGTACTTCATCATCGTGGAAGCCGCCGAGTACGACCTGTATGCGGCAGGCATTGATGCGAAGAAGATCCTCGTCCTCGATCCGGCGTTTCAGGACCGCTACGAAACCTTCGACGACTTAGGCACCAGCAAGAGTAAGGGACCGGGCGCCGCGCGGAACTTTGCATGGACGCATGCAAAGGCATCCGGCGCTCCATGGCACTGGGTCATGGATGACAACATCCGCCGGTTCTCCCGGCTGCAACACAATTCGAAAACGCGGGCCGGAGACGGCACGATCTTCCGCTGCATGGAGGACTTCTGCCTGCGGTACGCCAATGTGGCGATGGCTGGTCCGAACTACGAGCACTTCGTGACGCGCAAGGTCGACACGACGCCGCCGTACGTGCTGAATACGCGGATCTACAGCTGCAACCTGATTCGCAACGATGCGCCCTTCCACTGGCGTGGCCGCTACAACGAAGACACGGACCTCTCGCTGCAGATGCTGAAACGCGGCTGGGTCACGGTGCAGTTCAATGCGTTCCTCCAGAAGAAGATGGAAACGCAGACGGTGAAAGGCGGCTGTGATCGGGACTTCTACGCCGTCGAAGGGACACGGCCGAAGTCGGAAATGCTCGTCCGCATGCATCCGGACGTGGCGCAGCTGGTCTGGAAGTTCGGCCGCTGGCACCATCACGTCGACTATCGGCCGTTCAAGCACAATCGCCTCATCCTGGCCGACGGTGTCGTGGTGGCCGACGGGCCGGACGAATACGGGATGGTGCTGGTCGACAAGCCCAAAGGCATCGGCGCATGAGGGGCCGCAAGCCGCGATCGACGGTGATGCGGATCATCACCAACAATCCGAGTGGTCGGCCGTTCAATGACCGGGAACCGGCCGCCGCGCCGCTCGACACCGTCTGTCCGGCCGAACTGGAAGATCCGATCGCGCAGACCGAATGGGTACGCGGCATTGTGCCCGCGATCGAAGTGGGCCAGATTACTGCCGCCGATCGGACGCTGGCGATTGCCCACTGCGAACTGTGGGCGACCTGGCGCAGCCAGCTGGCCGACGCCAGTCGTCACGCGCACGTCATCGCCGCAGGCGTCAATAAGTACCCGATGCCCAATCCGGCCCGCGTCATGGCGAACAAAACGCTCTTACTGTTGGCGAAGGTCGATGCGGAACTCGGCCTGTCGCCCACGTCGCGCACGCGCGTGCAGGTCCACGGTCGCCTGCAGCCGGGGAATCCGCTCGATCGCTTCCTGTCTCGGAGTAGTCGGCGATGACCGACGGCGCCACGCAGTATGCCCGCGACGTGTTGGCGGGTCGCATCGTGGCCGGCCGCAAGGTCCGGTTGGCGTGTCAGCGGCACATCGACGATCTGAAGTTCCGCCGCGAGCGCGGCTTGCTCTGGCGGGCCTCGGAAGTGCAGCGCGTCGTCGACTTCTTCCGCGAAATTCTCTGCCTGCCGGAAGAAACCGCCAGCGATGAAATTGTCTCATCGACCGTGCAGGCGACGACCGGCACGCCGTTCGTGCTCCAACCGTTTCAGGTCTTCATCGTCGGCAGTCTGATGGGCTGGTATACGCGGCAAGGGTATCGCCGCTTCCGTGACGGATATCTCGAGATAGCCAAGGGTGGCGGCAAAACGCCGCTCGGGGCGGGCTTGATGCTCTACCTGCTGGTCGCGGATGGCGAGCGCGGGGCGCAGGTCTACTTCGCGGCAGTGACGCGCGAACAGGCACGGCTGGCGTTTGCCGATGCCGAAAAAATGGTGCAGGCGTCTCCGCATCTGCATGCGCTCATCACGCAGACGGTGAACAACCTGGCGGTGGTGTCGAGCGGCTCCTACCTGCGGGCGATCTCATCGGAGAAACGGGGCCTTGATGGCAAGCGGGTCCACGGCTGTCTGATCGACGAACTGCACGAACACGCGACACCGGTCGTCGTCACCAAGATGCGGCGCGGTACGAAAGGTCGACGCAACGCGCTCGTACTCCGAACCACTAACTCCGGCTTCGATCGATCGTCGGTCTGCTGGCAACAGCACCAGTACTCCGTGCAGGTCTTGGAGGGCAGCGTCCGCGACGAGGCGTGGTTTGCGTTCATCTGCGGCCTCGATCCGTGTGCGGCGTGTCTGCGGGCCGGTCGAGACTTTCCGGCCGACGACTGCGAGCACTGCGACAGCTGGAAGACCGAAGGCCCGCATTGGCTGAAAGCGAATCCGAATCTCGGCGTGTCGTTGTCGTGGCAGTATCTGCGCGAACTGGTCCGGCAGGCGGCCGGGATGCCCGCCGCCGTGTCCGACCTGCTGCGCTTCAACTTCTGCGTCTGGACACAACAGCAGCTGCGGTTCCTCGACATGGGCGCGTGGCATGCCTGTCCGCCGATCGACGAGTCCGATCTGGTCGATGCGACCGTGTATGGCGGACTCGACTTGGGCCAGTCCGACGACCTGTGCGCGTTCGTCCTGCTGTGGGTGTTGGCGGATGGCCGCATGGCGGTCCGCTCACGGTTCTGGCTGCCATCGGCGGCGCTGCAGCGATATCCGGATCGGCCCTACGATGTCTGGCGCCGCTACGGCCACCTGACCGTCACCGACGGCAACATCACCGACTATCAGCAGGTTGAGGATGCCGTCGGCGATGACTGCATCGACTACGGCGTCCGCGAGTGCGCCTTTGACAAACGGTTCGCCAACCAGATGGCGCAGAACCTGATGGGCCGGGGCATCACCATGATCGACATGCCGCAGGGCTACTTCCTGAACGAAGCCCTGCGGAAGTTGTCCGACCTGGTCGCCACCGGCACGCTGCTGCACGGCGACAATCCGATCCTCACCGCCATGGCGGCGAATGCCGTCGTCCGCCATGGGCGGAACAAAACGATCCGCCTCGACAAGGACACCGCCGCCGAAAAGATCGACGGCATCGCGGCACTGGCGATGGCGATCGGACGCGCTATCGCGGTTCCCCCAGAAGTGCCGGCCGACGATCCGAACTTGGTGATCGCATGACGGAGTCCCGCAAGCCGGTCGGACGGCCGCGACTGGACCGCAAAGATACGACGACCCGGCTCAGTGTCTCGCTGCCGTCGCGGCAATATGACCGCTTCTATCAGCAGGCCCAGCACGATCGGATCAGCGTCGGCGAAGCCATCCGCCGCCAGCTGCAGGACGACGACGACGAGGCGTGATGCATGGGATGGCTCTTTGTGCCGGGATTGGGGGACTGGAACTCGGCGTCGGGTTCGTCCTTGCCGAGTACCGCACCGTCGTGTACGTGGAACGCGAAGCCTTTGCCGCCGCGCAGCTGGTCGCGCGCATGGCAGCGGGTCAGCTGGCTGCGGCGCCTGTCTGGGACGACGTGCGGACCTTCGACGGCCGACGCTGGCGTGGCGTCGTGGATTGTGTCACTGCCGGATTCCCCTGCCAGCCGTGGAGTAAAGCCGGACCCGATACCGGCACCGACGATGCCCGCTGGGTCTGGCCGGATATCCTCGACCGCATTGGCGAAGTGGGATCCGCGATCGTCTTCTTGGAAAATGTCCCTCCCCTTGTTTCCCGAGGAGGACTGGCCACCGTACTCGGCGGACTGGCCGACGGCGGGTACGCTGCGGAATGGGGTTATCTCGCCGCGTCCGCCGTTGGGGCATCCCATGAACGCCTGCGCGTCTTCATCCTGGCCTACCGCGACGGCCTCCGACTCCGACGACAAGTGGCCGACCCCGGCGAGCCGCGACTACAAGGGCGAGAACGCCAGCGTGCATCTCGATCACGCCAGCGGCCGGAAACATCTCGACCAGCTGCCGAACTTCATCGCGTACTGTTTCCCCCTCGCCCCACCGACACCGCCGGGTGGCGTTTCGTCTTCGCCGATCGGCCGGACCTCGCCCCGGCACTCAGTGCCGCGCATCAACGTCAGCTTTGTGGAATGGCTGATGGGCTTTCCTATCGGCTGGACCGACTCCGGGCTGTCGGCAACGGAGTGGTCCCGCTACAGGCAGCGTATGCGTTTGTCGCTTTGGCGACTCGCGCAGGCCTGTGGGCAGACTGAATTAGTGAAGCGTTAACTGTACTTTTCGGCCGACCTGATCCACAGTCGCCTGCGGTGTTCGATTCGTGGTTCGCACCGCCCTGCCTGCGCCAGTCCGTCGTCGTGAACTTGATTTCGGAACCCGACACCGCCATTCGTGGGGTGCTCTGGTCGGTACGAGGATCCTGGTTCGTGCTGAAGAACGCCGCCATCCTGAAACCGACCCTCGATCCGGTCACCATCGACGGTGAGGTGATCATTCACCGCGCCAACGTCGCGTTCCTGCAGGTCGTGTGATGCCGATCGTCCAGTCCGGCGGCGGCTTCCTGTCGGTCAACACGCCGACGCCGCCGACCAGTTACGACAGCTTCCGCAACAATGAATCGTGGACGTCGCCCTACTACGGCCTCGGCGGCAATGCGTGGGTCTTCGGACAGGTCTACACGCTGCAACCCAACATCCGGACCTGCGTCGACTTTCTGGCACGCGGCATCGCGGATTGCGGTCTGCACTGGTTCCGCCGCGTGTCCGATACCGACCGCCTGCGGTTGGGGGACGAGTATCCCGTCGTCGACTGGCTGAACCATCCCAACTATGCGACGACCCGCTACCGACTGATCGAAAGTCTCGTCTGTGATTTGGGGATCTACTTCAACGCCTACTGGCTGAAGGTCCGCCTGTCCGACCGCATCGGACTGGTGCGCCTGCCACCGGCATCCGTGCAAGTCGTCGGCGGCCTGCTGCCGGATCATTACCTGTACACGCCCTATCGCGGCGACCCGCAACCGCTGGACCTGGAAGACGTCGTGTACTTCAACGGCTACAACCCGCTCAACGACGTGATGGGGCTGTCGCCGCTGGTGACGTTGTCGCGCATGCTGGCCGAAGAAACCGCCGCTGCGGATCATCGCGCCAGTTACTGGCAGAACTCCGCGCAGGTCGAAGGCGTGATCGAACGGCCGAAGGATGCGCCCCGCTGGACGCCGACGCAGAAACAATCGTGGCGCGAACAATGGCAGGCGCGACACGGTGGCGCGGCCGGGGCCGGCACGGTCGCCGTCCTTGAGGACGGGATGACCTTCAAGCAGATATCGCAATCCTTCCGCGACTCCGAATACATCAATGCACGGAAGCTGTCGCGGACCGAATGTGCAGCGGCCTATCACATTCCGCCGCCGTTTGTCGGCGACCTGGAACACGCCACCTTCTCCAACATCAAGGAACAGCACAAGCAGCTGTACGCCGACACGTTGGGGCCATGGTTCTCGATGATTCAACAGGCGCTGATGTTGTGGCTGTTGCCGGAAGTCACGGACAACGCCGACGTGTACTGCGAATTCAACATCGCCGAAAAACTCAAGGGCGCCTTCGAAGAACAGACCGCCTCGCTGGCCGTCGCGGTCCGTCGGGCGTTCATGACGCCGAACGAAGCGCGTGGCCGTCTCAACCTGCCGTCCATCAAAGACGATCCGACGGCCGACCAACTGGCCCCGCAGCAGGGTGGCCCGTCGAACGCCTTCGACACGACGGCCGATCCGGCGGCGTCGGCTGACCAGACCACCCCCAGTATTCCGCCGACGACGGCACTCGCCGTAGTGCCGCGTCGACATTCGGAGGACGCCGATGCCGACGCCGCGTAACTACGCGCACCTCGTCGCCTTCGCCTTGGAACATCCATGGGCGATTACGCCACCGATGCGGGCGTTGATTGCCGATATCCTGGCTCGTCGACTGGCCGGCCTCGACGCCGACGACGCGGCCATTGCCGCCGCGATCGAAGCCCGCGCCACGCGCGATGTGCCGGTGCCGACCGGCGGATCGGTGGCGGTCATTCCGGTGCAAGGCGTCATCTCGCCGCGCATGAACCTGTTCACTGAAACGTCCGGCGGCACGACCTTCGAAGCCCTCACCAAGCAGCTGCAGGCGACCGTCAGTGACCCGAACGTCAAGACGATCGTCTTCGACGTCGACAGTCCCGGCGGCAACGTCGCAGGCGCCTCGGAGTTCGCCCGCGAAGTCCTCCGCGCCCGCACGGTAAAGCCGGTCATCGCCGTGGCCAATCACCTGATGGCGTCGGCGGCGTACTGGGCGATGTCGGGGGCCACGGAACTCATCGCGTCCCCGTCGGCGCTGGCCGGGGCCGTCGGGGTCTACACGATCCACGACGACATCAGCGCGGCGCTCGGCGCACTGGGCGTCAAGCGCGAAGTCTTCTCGGCTGGCAAGTACAAAGCCGAAGGCGTCGACGGTGGACCGCTGTCCGACGACGCCAAGGCGCATGTGCAGGGACTGGTCGATGGCGCGTACGGCCGCATGGTCGGCGACATCGCCAAAGGACGCGGCATCCGACCGGCCGACGTCCGCGACGGCTATGGACAAGGCCGCACGCTGGGGGCGGAACAAGCCCTCAGTGCCGGTCTGATCGATCGCATTGCCACGCTCCACGAAACGCTCGCGCGTGTCATGCAGCCGACGACCGCTGTCGCCGGATCGACACGCGCTGCGGTTGACGCCCCACCTGTACACACGGACTCGCGATCCAACTATGTACACGTCGAGCGCGACCCGGCTTTGATTGAGTACGAACGACGAGCCTTCGTACTCCAACTGAGTACCTTCAAATGAAACTCGCCCAACTCGAAACCGACCTGGCGGCAGTCGCCACACGCGCG